GGGTTGTTCCTCACTTTTTCTTTCAATTTTGAAACCAAATATTTCAAATGCCATTATTTAATCTCCTAAGTAAAAATAGGTTGACTTGATGAATTACCACTTGTGGTCGCTGTCGATTCCCAATAATCATATGTCCAAGTACAAGTAAATTCTTCTATTTCAGCTGCACCCCAATCTAAAGTGATTGGAGACAGAGCCGTTGGAAACGCATTAAAAAATTTGTAAGATTTCAATTTATTTCCTTGTTTACCAAATTGTGTAACTGTCAAATCTTTTTTATAATCTACGTTATCGCCTTCTGCAACACCAAAGTTACTGTCTCTATTATTTAGTTTGTGATTTGACACTAAACTCATCCACTCTTCAATCGTATTTCTGAGTCCAAAATCTTCGTCATTGATGATAGTAGTATCCCATGTGTCAAAAGTTCTATCACCAGCAACTTTAATTGACTTTCCATGAAAAAATACTTCATGAGTGCCAATATTGGATGCAGGAATAGATGCACCTCTAATAAGGAATTCTGAACGTGTAGGTGGGTTGGTTATACCCGATGGATAGAGAAGGTCAACTTTGAACAGGGAAGGTCGTGCCCCTCCCTGTTGTAAATTAGATTTGAACTCCGTGACTGAAAACGCCATTCATTATAAACTCATTATGCTGTTGCTGAAACAACATTATTAACTGTTGATGTTGTCCCATGACTCCAATAGTCATATGCCCAAGTGCAAGTATATTCTTCTACTGCATCACTAGACCAATCAAGCGCAATTTCTCCAAGTTCTGTCGGCCACAGATTATAAAACTTCCATGTATGAACGTCATTTCCGTTTACGTCAACCTGTGTGACTGTTGCTTCGCCTGGAGTGTTTGTCAAACCAAAAGATGGATTTCTGTTTCCATCTGCATCTCCTGCAAGACGATACATCCAATCTTGAATCTTGTTACGAATTTCAAAATCTTCGTCATTGAGGATTGTAGTGGTCCAATTATCATATGTGCGAAAACCTGTCATTTTGTATGCTCTTCCTGCATAGTTTACTGGAAGTGCAGCTACAGTAGCAGCAGGGATCGCTGCGGCTTTGACAAGAATGTTTTCAGTAGAAGTAAAAGAAAAAGAACTTGAACTGTCACTGATATTCACTCTAAAAAGTGATGGTCTTGCACCACCTTGAGCTGCATTTGAAAAGAGGTTACTCTTAAACTCTGTTACTGTAAATGCCATCGTTGATATCCTCTATGCAAAAGTGTAGTAATTATAAGTCCAAGTCACATCAAACTGTTCAATGTCACTTGCAGTATCATAACTCAGTGCAATTTCACCGACTGTACTTGGCCAACAATCTACAAAAGTGACTGTATGAATTGGTGAACCATCACCATCTTTTCCATATTGATGAAGTTTGACTGTTCCTGCAAATCCATTTGAAGATACATGACCTCCATTCATAGAATTTGATATTGTTCCGTTGATTTCATTCATCCATATTTCAAGTTCGGAACGTTCATCTCCACCTTCTGTCATTATGATTGTAGTTGTCAAATCACCAAAAACCATATCGCCTGGAATTTTGACAGTTCTACCAAAATATTGTCGTTCAATTGGTGTGACTGTCAAAGGTGGAAGTGCTGATACATTGCAGAAATATTTTACATTTCCGAGAGATTGATCACTAACACCAGCAGGAGTTCCAGAAATCTCAAGTTCAAATAAACTTGGACGGGCGCCCCCCGAAGCGAGCGCACCTTGAAATGTTGATAAGCTAAACGCCATTTGATTTCTCCGATTCTAATCGTTTTAATTATTTATATCAAACAGCACCAACGACTTCAGAGAACTCAACACCAGAACGAACTGCAACAAAGTTCAACTGAATGAAGTTGATAGCTCGTGATGGTTTGATGAAAATATCTCCCCTAAACTGATTTGAGTCAACGACTTGCGCTGTGTTATTTGAAGCGTCACAAACAACACGGAAGTCAGTGATTCCACCTCTACCCTGAATATCACGGAGAAATGGTTCCACGATTGAAACAAATTGTGAACGAGTAAATTCATCGTTGAATTCAAACAACTGAAATCTTGCTGCATTCGCAATCGCTTTTTCAAGTAAGATAAACAAACGTCTTACGTTGATTCGGTCAAATGCAGATGGTTTAGTAAGTTGTGTTTTATCACCAAAAAGGACTGTTCCTTCGCCTGGGAAAGCAACAACTGGATTCACTTGATTTGAATATAGTTTATCTCTCTCAGCTTGTTTTGGATTATAAGGAAGTTTTACAACGCCCTTGATTTGTCCTCTTGTGAAACCACCTGGCGAAAAGAAAGGATCTCTGTCTGAATCCGTCCTCGCACAAAGTCCTGCGATATCACCATTCAATGGGACAAAACGAAACTTATCATTGTGCTTGTCAAACATATACTTATAACCCGAATCCATAACTGCATAAGAAGAATTCATGTTGACTGTCTCACGATAATCAACAACGTTGTCAGTTGCAGTTGAAGAATCAGTTACACCAACAACATCTGCTTTTTCTGGTGAGAAGAAAGCGACACAATCTTTTCTGTGTTCTGCGATATTGTTGATAACGTGACGAACTACTGTAGAACCATGATTTGCAGTCATCAAGAGTGAAACATCAGTATCTTCTGCTGACTTCATTTTGTCATATGCACGAATTAAGTCAGCCGCAGTTGGAGCAATTGTTCCGTCTGAACCACCTTGTAAACTTGTAGAAAGAGGAGCATGAGGCATGATGAATGCATTGTTTGCAGATCCACCAGTTATGTTTTGTCCCAATGCATCTGAAGAACTAATTCCCCATCCATGAAATGTTCCAGTTCCAGTTCCACTTGTCAAAGTGATGCTTGCTCCTGAACCAGTGTCAATTGTTTCTGTATCATTTGTTCCGTCTGTTTGAGGAACATTGAAAATTGGATGGTCTGCAAACCAAACATACTCTGAGTTTTGGTTGAGATAGTTTGCATAGAAGATATTTTCTCCATCTGCACCTTTTGCATCACTGATAACAGAAAGATTATTGTGTGCTTCTACAACTTCGTTTTTAGTTCCTGTCCAATCACCGTCTTCGTCAACGATTGCAACATGAATTTCATCTAATTCAAGGTTCTTGTCTTCTGCAAATGTTGAAGTTGTTGGAGCGCCTTGAGAAAATGCATCTGCATATTCCCATTTTCTTTCATAAGAAGCTGTTGTATTGACACCAATAAATTTTTCTGAAACAGTCAAACTTGTGTCACTTGTGATAGCTGAAACTTTTCTTTCTTCTCCACCAACAACAATCAAATCTCCAACCACAAATTGTGCAGAGAAAAGTGATGCCGTTCCAGTTACAGTAGTAGAATCGGCAGCAGTTGTTATTGTTCCTGCCATGTCTGCGGATTGTTGTCGATATACTGATCTTTTTCTTCGTGTTGTTGCAGCTGCAACTGAGATATCAGCAACTGTCCCTTCAAGTTCTGTTCCTACAGCTGCATCATCCGCTGTAACAGATGTTATAACGATTCCTGTTTTTGTACCTGTTCCACTTTGTGATGCACCAGTGATATCAATTATATCACCAACTCTTAGTTCATCAGCAAAGTTTGTTCCTGTTCCTGCAAGAGCACCAGTTGATTGTGTCCATGCAACTGTTCCTGTTAGAGTTGCAGAAGGACGATCTGAAGGACACCATGAAATTTTGAATGTGTTTCCTAATGCACCTGCCCATTTTGCGGCTACTGATGCAGTAAAACTTGTTGCATTTGAACCACCGAAATCTGGATCATAACTGTTATAGTAATCGTCTGATGTTTTTATCTGGACGTTTACATAAGCACCAGTATTTGCAGTTGCATTCAGTGGTGCGGCTGCTTCAGTGGTAGTTGTATTTGCTGCACGAACAACTTGACAAGCATTTGAATAGGACAAGAAATTAGCAGCAGTAAAAAAATGTTCAAAGTTATCATCGTTTGGTTTTTGAAAAATCTCTACTAGATTATCTTCATCCGTGATTAACTTTACTTCTTCAATTGGACCCCAGCGAAACCTCCCAGCAACTCCACCTATAGAAGTTGCAGCTGCGACCACAACATTAGTTAAATCAATCTCAGAAGTATTTACGCCTGGACTTACTAGAAAGGCCATTGTTATCTCCGTAAAAAGTGTGATTTTTGAGTGTTAAAGTATAAATTACTCTTAAAATATTTATAAATATTGGTATCTGGTGAATAATATTTAGTGTGTGGTAAAGATGAAATTTCCCCAAAAAGCAATTGACCGATTCAATTCTAAAGTCAATAAAACCGAAAATTGCCATATCTGGAACGCTGCAAGACAGAAACAAGGGTATGGTATGTTCTCTTATGATGGTAAGTCGTTACCAGCACATCGTTTTGCATATTTACTTCACAACGGAGATATTGCAGAAAATATGGTTGTTCATCAAACTTGTGAAAATAATGCGTGTGTAAATCCAGAACATCTCGTTCTTCAAACCAAAAGTCAAAACAAAAGAAACTACAATTCAGTTCGTGTCAGTAAAGAGATGGTGGAGCGAGAAAGTGTGAAATATCTTTTTCGTTTGAGGAATCTAAGGCCGGACTTGGAAAAAGAAATTGATAATCTTCTTCAATATCTTACAATCAAGAAACAAGAGGAAGAAGATGATTTTGGATTTTCAAAGGAAACTGAAGAATCTTATCTCTAATAGAGTTCTTTCTGCCATTCTTCACCAGCAGGAGTCCAAGTATTATTATCGCCTGGAATTGAAAATTCATCTAAGTCGTGCCCGTCCTCTATGATACCAAAAGGAACAAGTTCTTCTTCAATCATCTTCATTTGTTCTGCAAACATCTTTTCACGAATGTCTTGGTCTGTCAACTCCCTAAAATATCTTTGTTGAACCAACCAAGAAAAAATGACACAAGTCATCACTAAGTCATCGTGAGTTCCATCGTCAGCTTCCCAAGATGTGTTCTTTGCGATGAAGGTTGTCAATTCTGAAATCGTGTCAAAATCGTCAATCAAAAGGTTGTCCTTCTCAATCAAATCTTTGAGTGTTGCACATCCAATTCGTTTGACCTGTTTTGTGGTCCGTATTCCCATAGAGACATTCTTTGAAAAACCACCACCAATTTGCTGACCATTTCTGCCGTGCATCGTAACCATCATCATGTTCTCGTATTCTAGGTCATGATAAAGAATATCGGAAACTTGTTGTCCTATGTCATTGACCTCTACCAGTATGAATGCTTCGTTGTATTTTAGTGCTGTTGTGTAGATGATGTTTGGATACAACATAGGTGAAATGTCATTCCTACGATACTTCGCAACTTGACGATAGGGTTGTTTGGAAACATCAAAAACAGAAAAGGCCGAATAGTCAAGTCCAACACCTCTT